GCCGTTGCCGTTGCGCCGCTGCCGCCGCCGCCCGTCAGGGTCACGGTGGGCGCGCTGGTGTAGCCGGTGCCGCCGCTGGTGACGTTGATGGCGCTGATCGAGCCGCCCGGGGCTAGCGTGGGGGCGATGTCCACACCGTCCGACCAGCCGATAGCCCACTGGATCAGCTCATCCGAGGCCGCTTCCCCTAGCTCCCACATCAGGTAGTGACTCTCGTTGCGCGGGTCGGCGTTGATCGTGACCGACGCCTGGCCGGGCGTGCGCAGGCCCTTCTTGTAGGTGCGGCTGCTGGTCTCGGACAGGCAGGTGTCTTCGATCTGGTCCGCCGGGTTCGCGCCCGGGTTGAAGTTGGTGATGCACTCGATCTCGCGGATCTGGCCATTGATCAGGCCGTACAGCTGGGTGCCTTGCGTCAGCATGCTCATGAATGTCTCCCTGCAGGCATAAAAAAACCCCGCAGTGCGGGGTGTGGGTGGGTGAAACGGACGAACGTCTTCAGCGCGGCACGAGCCAGTCCACGTCAAACGAGTAGCGGTACAGCTTGGTTTCCGGGTCTTTCACCTGGTCGCCCCAGCGCGTGACATAGGCCTTCCCCTCGATCCCGTCGCGGATCGCCCGCGCGGCCGGCAGCAGCGAGACGGGGTCGTCGCTGTAGACGTCGATCTGCAGTGAGTAGCCGTCCACGTCAGGACGGTCGCCCAGGTACTGGGCCGGCTCTCCGCCGATGGTCTGCCAGACGACGTAGGGTCGCGGCGGCGGCTTCTCGACCAGTCCGAACGGATACACCCGTGTAGGGCTGGTGCCGAACAGATCCAACACCGCCGCGCTGGCGGTACAGGCCTCGAAAATGGGTGCGATCACTTCTTTGCTCCCTTCGCCTGCTTGGCAAGTGCGCGATCGAGCGCGCGGTTGAACTCAAGCGCGAAGGTGTCCACCGCCTTCTGCCCGGCCTGCTCGGCCACCGGCCGCAGGAACGGACGGGCCGCCACCTTGGCCGTGCCGAGCTCGACGTGGCGCCAGTACCAGGTGTCGCCGCCGGGATTGCTGGAGCTGCCATTCGTGGCATACGTCTGACCCGTGCGGCGCTTACGGCGATTCTCGCGGGTTCTGCCGTACTGCTTGGCACCGCCGAGCACACCCAGCCGGAATGCCAGCTGGCCGTCACGCTTGAACGCCCGGCCATCCCAGCGCTGATCGATGTTCTTCCAGATGGCCTCGCCGGTCTCGTAGTCGTCCACGCGGCGTGCGTTGCTCTGCGCCTGAGCGCGGAGGACGGCGGTCGCCTTCCGCAGCGCAGCGCGACCGCCCTTGGCGTTGGCCTCGTTCTTCAGCTGGGCCATCTTCGCCTTAACGCCGTCCAGGCCGCTCACGTCGAACCGGATGTTGTCAGCCATCGTTGACGCCCTCGCTGCATGGCAGCGTCATGTATTCCAGCCCGCTGACCGGATCGGCCAGCACGCCATGGACGTTGTAGACCTGCCCCCGGTGGATGATGCGGCTCTTGTCGGTGACGCCGACACGGTGCCGGATGGTGATGCGCGCGGTCACCTCGCTGTCGATAGCCTGGGCGGCCACGAACTCGCGGACGGACGCCGGCACGACTTCGGCGAACACTGTGGCCAGATCAGTCCACGTCACGATGGGTGCGCCGGATCTGGGGTCCTGGCTTTCCACGGGGTTCTGTATCAGCACCCGGTGGCGGAGGCGGCCGGCAGCGATCACCGCGGCTTCCCGCTCATGTAGGTGCCGGCCTCCGGATCAGCCTCCACGTCCTCGCTCTGGCAGACGTAGTCCATCAGCCGGTTCGTCGCCTCCGCGTTCTCCGCCAACGCTTGCGCGAGGGCCATCATCGCTTCCGCCTGCGCCATCTGTGCTGCGGCCGACGCCTTCAGCGCTTCCGACAGCTCGTTTTGCTCGTTCATGCGCAATCCCCATCCATTTCAACAGCCAGGCACGGCGCCGCTGGCAACCCTGGCAGGCCACGTCAAACCCCCAGCCCGACCCGGTAGGGCCAGAGCAGGCTGCGGGTGCCTTCCTTCATCTCCGAAACCGCGCTGCCGGTGATGACGCTTTCGCGGTTCGCATAAAGGTGGCCGAGGGTGAGGAGCACCGCTGCACGGATCGCGTCATTGACGACGATCGGGTCGCAGCCCGCAGTGCCGTTAAGCACCGCAGCCGCCAGCTCAGCCTCATCCTCGTAAACCCGCCGATTCAGGAACTCCTGAGCGGCGTCCTCTGCCGCTCCGCCATAGAGCGTCAGCATCTGGTCGTCGTCGCTATCGACCCGGCAGTGCTGCCGGGCCTGCTCGATGGTCACGAGGCGCATGTCAGTCCGCCTTGACGGCAGATTCAAGCGCGTCGATGACTGTCTTGCGGTTCTTGCCGGCCCGCTCCGCGGCGAGCAAAGCTTGCAACAGATCCTTGTCCTGGTTACCCGCCAGGGATGCAATCACGTCAGAGGCAGTTCCTTCGACAAGCTTCTCAGCCGCGCTCTTCTCCATGGTTTCCTGCCCGGTCAATTCGCCGACGACCTCCACCAAACCCTTCTCGGCCAGCTCTTCAGCTTGCCGCTTGCTCCCCACGTTGAACTGATCGCCGACACGGCGGTTGCCGTGGTGATCGAAACTGGCCAAAGCCTTCACTTCGTACATGTCCTATCTCCGAAAGAGAAGGGACGGCGACGCCGTCCCTTCGATGGACCCAAATCAGCCCTTACGGGGTGTCGAGATCGGTCATGGTGCCCTTCACGAAGGCTTCCGGACGGTAGACCGTCAGGGCCAGGCGCTCTTCCATCAGGATCTTCACCATGTTCTTGACGAAGTCGCGGTCGTCCTGCGTCGCCACCATGACGTTGACCTCTTCACGGTCGTGCAGTTCGGCGGCGATACCGCCACCGAACGCGCCCACCAAGAACTCGCCGGCACCCATGGACTGCGTCGGGACGACGTTTCGACCCCAGAGCGCCGGCGTGGTGATGCCACGCGGGTTGGCAAAGAGATAGGCGTTGTCGTCGGTCTTCTGCAGCTCGATAGCAGCCCAGTCGAGCGGGCTGATGACGATGCCGTCCGCCCAAGCCTCGGCCAGTTCGACCTGCAGGAGCGCCAGACGCAGGCGGTCGATGCGCGTTTCGTTCTGAACGGTGACACCAGGGTTGGCGTACGCCCGCGCCTGGGTGTACAGGCCGTCGATGTTCAGGCCCACGCCCGAACCCTTCAACAGCTGGGTTTCTTCCTTCAGCTTCAGGCCATAGCGCAGGCGACCGTCGATGTAGCCACGCAGGGTCGGAACGTCGGAGAGAACCTGACGGGAGGCGTGGATCCAGTGTGCGATGGTGGTCACCGCCGCCTGGTCAGCTTCGAACGTCAAATTGGATTCCGGCTTCAGGCCGGTCGGGTTTTCTGCGACGACGTCTGCGTTGTTGGTGTAGCCAGTCTCGCGCACGAACTGGATGGCGTTGGAACTGGTCGGAACGACGTTGAGCAGGTCGCGAATGGTCAGGCGGCGCAGCCCCGGGGCGATGATTCCCTCTCGGCGCTGCGGGACGATCAGGTCGCCGGCCGAAGCGCCGTCGCTGGTCACGACAGCCTTCACGTCCATGTTGAACTTGCTGCCGCCTCCGCTGGCCGCGCGAGCGGCCCAGGCCTGGAAATCCTCGTTCGAGGTCAGCTGCTCGCCCATCGACTGGGGCGCGGCATACTGGCCGCCGCCCTGTTCGAGCTTCGCCACCAGCTGCTCGGCGGACTGCAGTCGCGCCTGGAGCGCGCCCTGCTCTGTCAGCAGCTTGTCAACGTTGGCACGGGTTTCGTCAGTAAGCCGAGCGTGCGCCTTGATCTCCTTCTCGGCGGTCTCCGCCTGCGACTTGATCTGGTCACTGATCTTTTCTAGCTCTGCCTTGATCGCGTCAGGCAGTGCGGCAGCCATCACCGGTGCCATGAGCGCACCTTCGGGGCTGGTGAACAGGGTGGACAGCAGATGCGTGCCCGCGACCGCGTCTGCGGAGATGATCAGCAACGCCAGCGTGGTGACCACGGCGGCCAGGATGTACTTGTTCTTCATTGGGTTTACCTCAGCGGTTGGGGATGGAAAACGACTTGAGCGCGGCCAGGTAGTCGGCCTCGGTTGGTGCGACGGCCGGGGCTTCTTGGCCGTGATCGGTGGGATCTCCCGCACCGCTGCCAGCGGGATCACCCGCGCTGGACTTGAGTTCACTGATCAGCTGCATGGCTTCGGACTTCGGCATTCCGGAGGAGCGCAGCGCCGATTCGATCCGCCGTACCGCCGAGGCGCTGGTCTTTCCTGCGCCACGCTCGACCTGGTCGGTCGGCAACAGCTCATCGGCGAAGCCGCCCTCGATCGCGTCGCTACCAGCTATCCAGGTCTCGGCGTCCATCAGCTTTGCCATTGCCTTCTGATCCTGCCCGGTGCGCGCCGCATAGATGTCAGCCATCGCTCGGTCGAAGGGCTCCAGCGTCTCGGCGTACTCGCGGAGATCATTGCGGTTGCCGGCGGCGACCACCCAGGCGTTGTGGATCATCAGGAACCCCGCCCGAGCGATCTGCACGGTGTCGCCTGCCATGGCGATCACAGAGGCCGCTGACGCCGCGAGGCCCAGGACCTTCACTGTCACTTCGCCGTCGTGCTCGCGCAGCAGGTTATAGATGGCCAAGCCCTCGAACATATCGCCGCCGGGACTGTTGACATTTACGATGACAGGGCCCTTGCCCAGGCTGCGCAGGGCGCCAGCGATGCGTTTGGCGGTGACCCCCTCGCCCGTCCAGTAGTCCTGGCCGATGACGTCGTACACGCTGATCGATCGATCAGCGTCGTCATTCGCGGCGGCGCGCACGCCCGGGTTCCAGCGATCCAACGCACGCGGCTGGAGCTGGCTGCTAACACCTGCGCACACTCTGCCCTCCGGTGCGCCCGGCAGCTTCTTGATCGTCATGCGTTCAATCCTTCTGTGGCTCGTCTTGAAAACCCAGGAACGCGCGAATCGCAGCCCGGGCCTGGTTGGCGTCGGACGTGTGCCCGATGCTGTCCAGCGTGGTCATGGCGCTCTGCACTGTCAGCACCGCTGCGTTTCCTCCCATGGGCTCCCGGTCCTCAAGCTCGCGCACTTCGTCCCGCGTGAGCACCCCGTTATTGACCATGGCGGTGTAGAAGGCTGCCCGGCCGGCGCTGTCAGCGCGAAGCAGGCCTTCTACTGAGTACTTCGGATAGAAGCGAGCTCGTTCGCCTGTCGGGAGAAGATCCTTGTTGATCGCCTGCTCGATGCGTTTAAGCCAGGGCGCCAACGTAAAGGTCAGGAAGCCAATCATCTGCTGCTCTATGCCGGTTCCCCAGCTGGATGACTTCTCGGTGTGGCCGACCATCCAGGGCGGAACCCGGAACCAGCGGCACACCTCTTCGACGCTAAATCCGCGAGACTGCAGCAATTGGGAATCGGCAGGGTTTATTCCGATCGTCCCCACGTCAGTGCCGCCTTCCAGAAGGGGCGTCTCGCCGCGCTCCACGGCACCGAGGACGTTCTGCCGAAACTCGTCGCGCTGGCCTGGCTTCAGGAATGCCGCGATCTTGTAGTAGACGGTCTGCAGCATGCCGTTGCTGAAGGTGCGGGCGGCCGCCCGATCAGCGGCGATGGCGCCACCAAAAACGTGGGCGCCGTACGCGATCACTGAGACACCATTCTTTCCATCGAGCGTGAAACCAGGGATCTCCCACATCCGATCACGGGGAATTATCCGCTGACGTCCGTCGTCCTCGGTGTAGCGCCACTGCTTCTTGCCGTCAGGTCCCCGCGATGGCACGAGACGGTCCGGATTGAGGAACTGAACCCCGACAAGCCTTCCACCAATCATGAGTTTCTCGGCACGACCGGCGCCGCGCAGCAGCATTGCGGCGACCATTGCCTCCCAGAACACCGAGGCCGCCGAGTCCGAGTTGGGCTGGTCGTGAATGAGGAAATGCAGAGGATGCTGTGATGCAGGCCGCTTTCCGCTGGCGGACCGTTCGTACATCCCCAAGGGGAGCGTAGCGATGGTCTCCGATATCAAACGCACGCACGCCCATACGGCAGAGACCTGCATGGCAGTGGCCGCCGTAACGGACACGCCTGCTGGCCCCCTTGCGCCACCAATGGCAGACCAGCCTTCTTCGTCCGCCAGGGACAATGGAATACCCAACCAAGCCCTGACGGCGGTGGCGATCCGGCCCGGCTGCTTAATTGCCGAGCCAGTCACGACTGACTCCGTATCGGAGCGCTGAGGAATCCGTCCATGTCACCCTGCTCGTCGGAGCTCATGGAAAGACCAATGCCCATCAGCAAAGCCGCCATATCATCGATCTTGTCCGGCGATCGCTTCTTGTCGGGCTTCATATTCAGGTTTCCGTCTTTCACTGCGATGAGGTTGGAGGCGCACCAGTTCAGGACCTGGTCGTTGCCGTGCTGGATCTTCTTTCCGATGTACGCCCGCTCCAGCTCCTGCATCGCGGGGTGGTAGTTCTTCGTTGTCTGGTTGAACTCGACCAGCGGGTGCCCGTCAGCCAATAGACGCTGTGCAATTTCGGCTGCGTTCCAGCGGTCGTAGCCGATCGCCTGAGGACCGAAGCGGTCGATATCCTCGCGGATCCTTGCCTCCACCACGCTGTAGTCGGTGACCTCACCTTCGGTCGCCTCAATCAGCCCCGCTGCCACCCAGCCCGCATATGGCACCACTCCTCGTTCCGTGCGCGCCCGCACCGCGTCCGCCGGAACGAATCGGCGGCCCCAGGTGTAGTAGACGTTGTCCACCTTCCACACGAGGCGCCACGACGTAATGTCCAAGGTGCTTGCCAAGTCGAACGCCCCCCAACAGGGTTGCCCGGCCAGCCAGTCCAGATCGACCGCACCGCCGCACTTCTGCCACTTCGTCAGGTCCACCCAGCCGGTGGCGGAGGACGCCGGTCGGTTGAGCCGCTTGATCTTGAATTCGGCCAGCTTCGAAGGCATCTGCCGCGCCTCGACGGCCTCCTTCCGGATAGCCTTCAGCAGGTGCGGGTTCGCGTCCATCAGCGGGTTGGCCTTGGGCCAAGCCGATTCATCGAACTCGTCGTCGTCATCGTCGACGGCGAAGAACACCACCAAGAAGTGGTCGGCCGAATCGCCCAGGATCCCCTGCAGCACCTGCTTGGCGAACTGCCTGATTTCTCCCCACGGTCCCGGGTTGGTGTAACCCTCGGTCGTGGTGTACAGCCACAGCGGGTTGCTGCGCGCACCTGCTGCCGAAGTCAGCACGTTCAACAGGTCCGCCGACTTGTGAGCGTGGATCTCGTCCAGGCCCACATGCGACGGGTTCAGGCCGTCCTGCGTGCTGGCCTTGGAGTTGATGGGCTTGAAGGTTGCCCCCGTCTCCACCCGGCTGATCGCGTTGGCCCAGCACGCAAGCCCGAATGCCTCCTGTAAGTCCGGCGTCTTCTCCGTCATCCGCTTGGCGACGTTGAAGATGATCCGCGCCTGGCTGCCGGTCGTGGCCGCCGAGATGATCTGGGCGCCCTCTTCCTCTTCACAGCACTGGCAGTACAGCAGGATCGCCGCGGCCAACGTGGACTTGGCGTTCTTGCGGGCAACCGCGAACAGCGCCGAGGTGAAGCGCCTGCTGCCATCGAGGTTGCGGAAGCCGAACAGCTGCACCACGAAGAACACGTGCGACCGGTGCAGCTCGATCTCCGGCCGCGCCCATTTCCCTTCAACGTGCGGCAGCTTCTCGATGAAGTCGCATGGGTCGCATGCATGCCACTCATCGAACAGGAACGGTGGCCGCTTCCGATTGGCGCGCTTGAGGTCCGCCAGGAACCGCTTGCCGGCCAGCCGAATCCACTTGCCGAACTTCTTGCCCTTCTTGTCGGCTACCGCCTCTTCGGCGTATGCCGTGGCGATACCAACGTAATCACGCACGGGTCTTCCGCTTCGCACCGTTGTTGGCGAAGGCGTTCCCGGTCTTCTCGACATCGCCGGACGGCCTGACCTTGCCCTGGGCAACTGGCGTCAGCCCGAAGTCATTCATCAGGCCACGCAGCTGCGACACCATGGACGCCACCGGCGCCAGGCCCGCGGCATAGAGCTGCACGGTATTGCCGTGCAACGCACACAGCTGGCCGAAGGCGGACAGGCCGGCCTCCGTCAGCAGCTTGTTCGCGTGCAGGATCGGAGCGAGCCGGTCCCATTCCTTGATCGCGTGGGCATTCGGCAGCCAGTCCGGTGCCGCTGGCACGTCGGACACCAGCGGCAGCTCGGCGGCCGGCGGCGGCGCGCGGTCAGGGCGATCCGTGCCGGCCACCACTTTCAGCGATGTCGGTTTGCGGGGGTTCGCCATGTTCGTTCCGAGGGCGGCCGGTTGACCGCGAAAAAATGGTTTTTCTCAACTGACGGTGCATATAAACGGCTGGGCGCACGGTCAGGAGCGCGAACGACCTGAACTTTCGACCCGCCCCTCCCCCTCCGGGCTTCCCCGGGGGCGTGGGCGCGGATTTTCGTTCAGGTTCGTTCGCTGCTCGGCCGTGCCCCGCGAGGGCGGTTGCCGAAGCCGCCGTCCTCGCCTGCAGTCTTCACGTCGTGGCAGCGCTTGCAGAGGGGCTGCCAGTTCGAGGTGTCCCAGAACAGGTCTTGGTCTCCTCGATGCGGTATCACGTGGTCGACGATGCGAGCCAAGGTCACTCGACCGTGGCGCTGGCACTCCGCACACAGCGGTGCGCGCTTGAGGAACGTCTCGCGTGCCTTCTGCCATCGCCCGCCGTAGCCGCGCTGAGCAGTAGTCAGGCGGGTAGCCTCAGCCGGGACATGCACCAGCGCTTCGGCCCTGTGTGGCCGGTGCTTTGGAGCACGCGCGGGCACTACCTATCTGCCCGGATCACGGCTTGGCAGGCACGGAGCTGGTCGTCGGCGTCTCTGCCGATTCCAATAGCAGGGCCCGCAACCGTGACTCCGAGGTCGGTGGGCGCATCACGTTGGGCGGCGCCGGCAGCAGCTTCGGACAGGCGACCGGTGTGGCAGGTGGCGAGGTCGTGGCGCAGCCGGACAGTGCCAGCACGCAGCTCAGCGACAACAGCAGCAGGGACGGCCTCGGCCGCCGCGCGATCTTCTTCATGCTTCGCTCCGATGGTGGCCATGGTGTCGGCCTGCCTGTGCTCGATCGCCCGAGCATCGTTTACCTGGCCCGTGGCCGCTTCGGCGACGGCCACACGTTGTTCGGATTTGGCCAGGCCGGCACGGTCACCGCGCCACGCCCAACCGGCACCGAACATGACAGCCGTCCATGCGACGAACACGGCAATGGCAATCGCTACGGTCTTCATTGTTCCGCCACGCACTTGACATGCCGCTCAAGCTGCCGGGTCCATACGCCCCTGCAGCCCTGCGGCCCCCAGTTCTGGGGAAGCGAGCAATCGCGGCCGGCCTGCTTCTTCCAGAGCAGCAGCGCATCACAGGCCGCTCGATATTGACCAGCCTGCAGCGCCCGGCGCATGGAGGAGCCGCGCCAGTTACCAATGCCGTACTGTCCGGTGAAATCGACATACAGGTCATATTCGCCCTGAGTCAGTTTCACGCCGGGGATCGACGCTCGGAACCGCGCCTCGTCCTCGCTATGGAGGTTCCGCGCCAAAGATGCAGCGCGCTCCCTGCTGATGGCCGGGTCACCCATTCGGACCGGCGTGCCATCCTCGTAACGCGTGGAACCGTGGCCGATCGTCGGTACATCGCCTTTCGTCGGAATGACCGGTGCCGCCGTAAACCCTTCGTATCCAAGCCAGGAGGCAAATCCGGCGGCGCTCAGCACCAGGCCGCCGACCAAGACGCGGATCGGCAACGCCGGTGACTTGCTCATACCTTTGCCGCCTTGACCGTCTGTCGCCACTCACGGACCCAGCGCCACGCCAGATACGTGATCTGACCGACGAGGTAGACAACAGTCAGGATGACGACCAGACGGTCGAGGTTGGCGCCACCCGCGACGGCTCCCGCAACAGCGACCGGCGGTGTGACCTTGGCGGCAGCACCGACTGCGGTGCTAATGATTTCGTCCCGCATGGTTGCCCCGTGAAATGTCCGGTTCGGCATGTCGCCCCTCCCGGTGTTGGTCAATAGGCGCCCGCCCCTCCGCCGGCTGGGCACAAGGGTTGATCCGGTCTGAGAAGCGGGCAAAGAAAAAGCCCCGGTTGCTGGCCGGGGCTGAGGTCGTGCGCGATAGTGGCGAATATGGCAGGGAACCTGCGGGGGCATCAACCCCGCACTATTCCATTGGTCAAATGCCAACATTGAGGAGAACTGGAAGTTTGATAACACCAGCTTGCACCAAGGATGCGCCCGCCTGTACTAGCGCGGCCACCACAAGGACATAAGTAAGATTTCGCAGCATGCCTTGGAGCCTAGTTGACTCGCGATGCTTCCGTTCCTCTTCTTCGTACTGTGAGAGAGCAGCAATCCCTCGACCCGTAATCGAATACCTCCCGTTTTTCTCCTTGAGTTCCGCGAGCTCACAAAGCGCCTTAAGCATGGATTCGACTCGAATGTACTGCCACTCCGCACCCTCCACCCTCGCCCAGCGCGGCCCGAAATAGGATTCCACAATGGCGGTCGCCGTAATCCCGTTAGTGCTACGCGCCTCATTAACCGACTGCAGAGTCCGAAATCTCTCTACGGATGCGATCTTTCGAAACTTCCCAGCCGTTCCTCTGACCGCTTCGACAAGCCGTGCAGCACGCACCCTCAACTCGGGCAGCCTCCATCGAATTGCCGAAGAAAAGGCACCCCAACTCAAGTACTCTTCTTCGGCCTCTTTCCAATATAGGTGGATCCGCGGCTCTGACGACCAGACATCGAAGATGGATATCTTTATCGGCTCAACGGCGTAGCCATTTCCCAACCAAAGGCGGCACAAGGCATCTTCGTCTTCCAAGCTATGGAACATGTATTTTTCGGCATGCAGTTCAAACCTCAACACCGCAAAATGGCGTGACCTTGTAGTAGGACCAGTCATAGGGATGCCACCCTCAGGCCTGATCGAGGCAATGTAGCTGAGCAAATACTTCAACCTGTCGCTCGAAAACACGAATGCTCCTGATTTGGGCCTACCGAATTCGCCAGCTGCGCTGCAGCGCCACACTCAGCTTCAGACATTCTAGCGAGCAGCCACTCGTAAACGCCACGCCACCTCTCCCGATAGCTTGATTCGTCTCGCCCGATTGCGGCTGCACGCCGCCGGTCGCTTACGACACCCAGTCCCGAGCCGTTGCAAACTTTGCACACCACCCGAAGGTCCCCGGCCATCGTTTCGCCGCGGCCTTCGCAGGAGTGGCAATGCGGCCGGGTGGCGATTTCGTTGATCACGGCGCCGGCCAGGCTCGGCAGCGACTCCAGCGTGCTGATCGGCCAGCACTGCGCCTTGATCTGCCCGAGCCTGTGTGCCGCTCGGTCTCGCTCGGCCCGCTGCTCAGCCGTCACTGCGCCGGCCCAGCCCATGCATACCTGGGCCAGGCCCAGCTCTGTGCGCGCGTCAGCCAGTCGGCGCTGCTGCCGGCGCAGCTCGGGGGTAACCAGGGCGATCACCGCGTCCCGCAGCTTATGCCGGCGCAAGGCCGCGCCGTCGGGCCACCAGCAGGCCTCCAGCAGCTCCCGGCCCAGCCCGGCAGGCACCATGCCCAGCGCCGCAGCAATGTCCTGGTTCGTGAGGTCGGGCGTCCCGCCGCGGCCGGTGTCGAACTTGACGGTGGAGGGGCCTAGACGGGCCATCAGCTCACGGACGTTTGCCATCTTCATTCCCCAGTTGATCGTTGGTTTGTCCCGCACCGGTGATACGCACCACCACCTGCCCGCCCGGCCGGCGCTCGTTGCTCACGAACGGGTGGCTGATGAAACGCTTGTCGTCGATGCCCAGCACCTGCGCAATACCATCCCGGTACGCCTTGAAGCGGAGCAGCAGGTTGTCGTCGTCAGGCAGCACCTTGCGCGGCGCCTGGTAGAAGTTGACCCACAGGTGCAGCCGGCCATCCGGCAGCCAGGCGTCGCGCCAGCCAGCCTTGAAGGCCAAGACCACGGCAGTCTGCCGGGCTGCCTTTGTAGCTTTGGACCGATCGCGCCAATGGACCCGCGCGTTCGGCGACAGGTCCTTGCTCGGCCAGGGCAGCACCAGCTCAAGCGCGCGCTCAGCCACTCGACGCCCCCTTGTCGATCACGACCCTAACCTCCCCCCGCTTTGGTGGGAACGCGAAGGCAGCAGCGTAGAAGGCCAGCGCCATGCCGTCGGCGAATAGCTCAGCCACGCTCCCCGGAGCGGTGTTCCAGCCAAAGTAGCTGGTCTCCATGTACCACCACAGGATTCCGAGAACCGCGATGGGCCAGTTGATCCGCTTCATGCCGCGCGCTCCATCTGCTCCCAGTGCGTCGGAAGGCGCTGCACCCGGCCGCCCCGCGCCAGGAACTGCTCAATCGTCTCCGCCGACGGCGATGCCCTCACCGCGGCTGGCTCCGGCGTGTTCGCTGCCTGCATCGCCACGCGTGCAGCGCGCGATCGCTTGGGAGCTGCTACGGCGTGCTGTGGCGGACGGCGGCTGTTCCGCGCGCGGCCCGCGTCCCTCTGGCGCTGACGCTCTTTCCGCTCCGCGTCGGTCAGCACCACTCGCGGCATCCCCTGCCCCGTCAGCTCGTACACAGGTCCAATCTTGGTCTCGGTGCGGGAAATGAATCCCGCACCCACGCAGTACCGCACGGCATCGCGGACGGCCCTGCGCTGGTCAATCGTTTCCGCCGCACACCCTTCGCAGATCGCCACCATCGTCCAGGGCGAGTCGATCACGTTCGCGGTTAGCCAAGCACGGACGGCAGTCGGGGTCGGATTGGTTTTGCTGCTCATGCTGCCTGCCTCTGTTCGTTGATGAAGGTCTGTTGGGCGATCAGCTCGTCGTCCGAACCGAATGCCTCGTGAAACTTCTTGGACCAGTGCAGCGGCGGCCCCCACCGGTCAACCATCTGCTGCTGGGTCATGTGCTCATGTCGGTAGCGCTGGTGATGCCACTGGCACAGCGCGTACCCGAAGAAGTGGCCTCGCCGGATGTTTCCGGAGTTGGCGTGGTTGTATTCGCAGCCGTAGACAACGTGGCGCTTGGCCATCAGGCCCTGCGAGTACCTGAGCAGGCAGGCCATGCACGGGCCCGTCTTGGCGAGCTTGATTCGGGCGTCCTCGGCCTTCGTCGGTGGCGGAGCGCTGGACCACATCAGCGCGCGCCCGCCCGGCGCTTCTCGTCGCGGTCTGCGAGGCGCCAGCCGTGCTGCCAGGCCAGCGCCTTCTCGCCCAGCGGCTGCACCTTGCGCGGTTCCAGATCGTCCTGGGTGGACACCCACACCATGTGCGGGTTGGTGCTCAGTCCGGCGCCGTCCAACCGGACCGAGTACCCGGCGTTGATCTCGGCGGCGTACTTGCTGCGGGTGATGAAGTCTGAAAAGTCAGCCACGTGTGGCTCCTTTCGATCGTGCTCTGCGGCGACGCGGCGCGCGAGACAGTCGCCGGGCCTCGCGTTCAAGGCGTTTCGCCTCTGCCATGTAGTGTTCGTGGCGCTCTTTCCGGATAACCGCGCTGAACTGGCGTTGCTTCAGCGCCTCGTCTGCCGAGTCGCGGTAGGCCTGGGCCAGCTTCCGCAGCGCCGGCCCTTGCAGGCGCGGGTCGTGTTCGAAGATGTCGAGCTGGTTGTTGTCCGAGCGCATCAGGCGGCCAGCTCCCTTGCCAGTTCCTCCAGACGTGCCAAGGCCTTCGCGTTAGCGCCAGAGGAGGCCTCGACCTTCCCAGCCAACAGGGCCACCGGATTGAACGCCGGCGTCGCCGCGGTCAGCTGCAGGTGTTCGCTCACCTGGTCGTGCGCCAGCAGCCCCTTGCTCACCGCATCCGTGAGCGCCGCATTGCGGCTGGTGAGGTCGAAGCCCAGCGACGGGGTGTAGCTGGCCGGCAGGCGTGCAGCGCGCGCCTCCTTCAGCAGTCGGATGTACGTCTCCAAGAACGCCTGCCGGGCTGCGATCTTGTCGCCAGCTAGTACCAGCGGGAGCGCCGTGTTCCATGCCTGCTGCGTGAGCGTGGTCCAGACCACGGTGTTGCGCTCGTCCGCTGCCTGGATGGCCACCGCCCACGCCTCGTTCGGCGCCGGGTGGCCGTCGTCGATCCGCTCCAACACCGCGGCGAGGGACAGGCGCCCCTTCAGCTCCCGGCGGCAGCCATCCAGCGCGCGCTCCAACTGCGCCAGCGGGTAGCAGGACAGATCCCGGACCATGTACGCGGCGGCGGTGGGACGCAGCTGGTCGCCGATCACCTCGGCCGTGACCACCAGCAGCTCAACGAGCCGGTCCTGTTCGTGATCAGCCAGCATTGGCAGCCCTCCCCTGGCGCAGGATGGCCTTCGCCTCGTCCGCAGCGCTGACGTTGGACTGGGTCTGGTCTGTCTGGCGGGCGCTCGTCTCGGTCACCTGGCGATTGGTCGCCCACTGGGTGCGGTAGGCCTCGCAGCGAGCCAGCAGCAGGCCAAGGTCGTGCATGCCCTGAACCACCAGACGCTCGTTGACCCGCAGGAACCATGCAGCCACCAGCGGCGCCTCGGCGTGGCCCAGGCGCTGGACGATCTGCTTCACGTTGGCGTTGACCTTCGCGTTGCGGACCGGCGTCGCTCCATGGCGGGCTCGGTAGGCGATGGCGTACGCCGTCCACGTGGCCCGACATGCGGCCTGCAGCTCGGTCTCGGAATCCGCCATCGGCGGCGTGCCCGGCAGGGCCGCCGGAAATGACGGTTCTCCTGACGGTTCAATGGGGGTTATATGACGGTTAGGCGGCACGGGGCGCACCTCTAGACCTGCGCCCCCTGCCTCACCCCCTGCACCGGGCGCATCCCCGGGTGCAGCGGGCGCCCCCCCTGCACCGGGCGCAGCCCCTGCCCGGTGCAGTACCCGATTTCTTGGCCTTCCGCTTCGCCTTTGTGCCAGCCGCCGACGCGTCAAACTTGGCCGGAGTGACCGAGTACACGTTGCTGCTGTTGAAGCGACGCTCACGGCTCAGCAGCCCCACGGCTTCCAGGTGATCCATGGCCGTGCGAACTGCGCGCTCGGACATGCAGCAGCGCTTGGCAATGGTGCCGATGGCCGGCCAGCACACGCCGTCGTCGTTGGCCTGGTCGGCCAGGGAGATCAGTACAGCCTTCTGGGTGACGCTCAGGCTCTGCAGCGGCCAGCACTGGCCCATGATGATCGTGGACATGGTTCAGACCGCCAAGGTGTAGTTGTTGCCCTGGGCCACTGGCCACCAGGTGCAGACGGTGATGTTGCTGATCGGGCACACGGTCTTGGCGCCGCGGAATGCTCGACCCTCCTTCATCAGATCCGGGAGCCGGCGGGCAACCATGTGCCGGTCCAGTCCGGTGGCGCGGGCCAGCTGCATGCTGGTCATGCCCGGATAGCGCTTCACCGCAGCCTCGGTGCGATCTTTCTGCGCGGCGTGGCGCCCGCTCCGGACAAGAAGCGCAGCGGCCTCATGGCTGCCTCTGATATCGGTTGAACGGGCCAGATGGCTCATCGGGTCGCCCTCTTCGGCTGCTTGCCCTTCGCCGCAGCGCGCGCCACGTTCCGCTCCAGGCGGTGCGCCATGGTCCGCAGCGCGCGGGCCTCGCTGACCATCAGCTCGGCCTCGTCGCTGTCGATGCAGCGGTCCGCCATCGCGTCAACGGCTGTGCCGGTCAGTCGGCCAACGCGGGTGGTGATGTCCAGCAGCTTCAGCTGCAGCGCACCGATCTCGTCGGACCAGCCGCCCTCCGGCGGAGGCGGCACCACGTCCACGGCCATGCCGAAGCGGCCGGCCAGCGCCTGCATCCACTCCAGGGCGTACTCGCTGCCGCCGGCCTTCTCCTGCATCCACTCGGTCAGCAGCTCGGCGATCTCGATCGATACCGACTCACCCTCAAGGCCGCGCAGCTTCGCGCGCAGCGTCTCCGGGTGCATGGTTTTGCCGCGGCGATCAGCCAGGAACGCGGCCGCGTCGGCCACGCCGCCGGGCGTCTTGCGCACGGAGTTGTAGAGGACGTCGATCCAGTTGAGGGCAGAGGTGCGGCAGGTCATGGGTTCACCTTGGGAGGGCTGGTGTTTCAAGGTTTCGGTGCTGGCCCGGGTGGCGCAGGATTCGCGCCATGGACAACAACTACTCAGGGAAGGAAGGCGTCGCCCGCCTTGCGTTACGCTGGAAGTGCGAACAACACAGCCCGCAAGGAGGGCGACATGGAACTCAGAGAGGACCCGCTGTTCATGGGCCTGTTTGCACAGGTGCAGGTCATAGACGTCGTGTTGATGGCGGCGGTCAAAACGCATCCCCGGCCGCAGGAGCTACTAGGCGAGATCGAGCAGCAGATAGCGCTCGTTCGCTCTGTGAGTGCGACTCGGGCAGCGGACAATCAGATTGGCCGGTCGGCAGACGAGCAGATCGCTCAGAAGGCGAATGGCTGGCTGGCATATGCGCGGGAGGTGCTGGATCAGGATTGAGGAAGCTGTCCAAGTTGGACTCGATCATCTGTCGAGCCAGATCGTCCGCGCGGTCGCGCTTGGCGTGCCAAGCCTGCCGTGCGGCAACCATCCCTGCCTGGATGCGGGCCGCTTGCTTTGCCTCGGCTTGGGAAGGCGCGGTCAACCAATCCCGGATCCACAGACGGGGGTTCCACTTGTCGGGCAGCGCTCGCATGTCAGGCGGCCTCCACGTTGATGATTCGGTCAGCGTCCGGGTCGCTCGATGCGGGCTCGGCGGCCGGCAGCTCTTCCTGGACGCCCAGCAGCCTCAGCACCTGCGGCAGCGCCGGGACGCTCTGCTCTTCCGGCCAGGCCTCTACCTGCTCAACCGGCAGCCTGAGCAGCTTCGCCAGCGGCGCGTCGGTCTTGAAGCCGAACTTCGCCCGCAGCGCGCGCTTGCTCATGCGGCTGTCGAACTCCGCGCCGATCACGGCCCGGTTGCTCCCGTAGTGCTCGGGCTTCATCGCCGCCAGCTTGAAAGCTGCTTCAGCGCGCGGTGACCTGGTACGTCCAGCCAGGATCTCGCGGACAGCATTGGGCGTGACGCCCATTCCGACAGCCAACTGATCAACAGTCGCGCCGGCGCTCAACAACCCTTCGATGTGGGATTTCCAGTCCATGGATATGCAAGCTACAGAATCCTGTAATTCTCGTCAACAGCATTCTGTTACAGAGTTCTGTGACCATTGCTCGATGGAAACCATCGGCACCCGCCTCCGTAAGGAGCGCACCCTGCAAAACATCAGCCGCACCTCGCTGGCACAGATGACCGGGGTCGGCTACAGCACCCTGGCGGAACTGGAACGCGGCGGCATGCAGACCAGTACGAAGCTGCGCGTGATCGCGGATGCCTTGGGCGTGTCGCTTCGCTGGCTTGAAACCGGGAAAGGCCCGAAGGACGCGGGAGATGCCTCAGCCACTACAAGGATCGCGGCGGCTGAGACCAGCCCAGACTATGTTCACGTCCAGCAACTGGACGGAGAAGCAGGAATGGGAGAAGGACGAGTCAACGAGGATTATCCGGAGGTTGTGCGCGCCATGGACTTCGAGCCGGGATACATCCGCTCGGTCGTGGGCTTTGTGCCGCCGCCCGGCCGCTTGGTGATCGTCACAGGTCGCGGCGACTCGATGATCCCGGTGATCCAGCCTGGTGAAGCCCTGATCGTGGACACTGGAGTGACCACCTTCGACGGCGATGGCATCTACCTGATCAATACGGGAAATGGCCAGCAGATCAAGGCGCTGCAGGACCGCGGCGATGCGGTGTACGTCGTGAGTGCAAATGCCGCCCTCTACCCAGCGTTCCCTTTACCCGCGACGACGGTCGTGGGAGGAAAAGTCTACCTTCGCAACCGGATAGAAAGGCTCAACTAGGATGAAAAATCGTGTACTGATAGGGATGCTGGTATGCGGGTTGGCCGCGTCAGGCGTTAGCTCCGCAGAGCCGAAAACTAGACCGGCTACGGCCAAGGAGATAGCTCTCATCCGCGCAAGCTTCGACAACAAGCTCAAGGATGCTGATTCCGCCAAGTTCAAGGACGTGCTCGTCTACGTGAAGCCTGGCCCCGAGCCTGTCCACTCCCTTTGCGGACAGGTGAACTCGAAGAACAGCTATGGCGCATACGCCGGCTACAGTCCGTTCTTCGGAGTTCTAGTTCCCATGAAACCAGAGTCCGAGACGATCGTGCTGATCATGTCGATGGACGAGGTCGCAGCCGCAATGTGTGAGAAGGAAAGGACGGGTACTGCCGTCTCGTAAGTCGCGCGACGCTCAAGACACCGCCGCCTGCGAATGGCGGCGGTGCACGAATGCTTTACTCGATGCCGCCGGCGTTCGCACTTTCCTTGGGCGCCAAGAACTTGAAAAGGCTGGCGTCAGCGAACAACTCGCCCAGAACCGGCGACACGCCATTGTTGAGATCTTCCTGGTTCTTACCAGCAGCCGGCACAAAGAGCACCCGTCGCTCCTTGTCGCTGATGTACATCTTCTCGTAGCTGTCGCCAGGCTTGGCCGCCACAGCCTTCATGGCTGCGTTGACGGCGACGCCGCCGCTCCAGAAACCGATAGAGGTCGAGTACTCCAGCGCGCGGATCTCGATCGACAGCTTGGTGGCGGACTCCGAGTAGGGCACGACCGTGAACCCGCGGCTGGTCAACCCCTCGGCCACCTGCTCTTCAAATACCTTGGCGATGTCCTGCGTTGCGGTGATCTCGGCAGCTTTGCCGTGGAAGTTTCCGCGGTGGCCGAGCGATTTGGTTGGCCGCTCGTCAACCACCCGTGGCCCAACCGGTGCGCCCTGCCCCTCTTGGCTCTTTGCCACAACCACTGTCGGAGCGAAGCTGGCCTGCTGCCGGGTGTACGAGCATGCGGACAGCGCCAGCACGGTGGCAACTGCGATCAAAACCTTCTTCATCCCTGTCCGCTGTATCCATTCGTATGCTTCGCGCAGCGCCGAGGCGCCGGCCTGAACCGTAATGGTGACACTCGGCCACAGCACTATCCAGTGGAGGCGCCGGACTTCTCGCAGAGAAACTACAGAATCCTGTTGACATTGATCTACAGGATTCTGTAGCCTGATCCCGTCGCCTCAGTAACAGCCCATCCGGGCCGGGGCACGGAGAATCCAGCATGTCCCCGCTCACCATGGAACACACAGCGCTCGCCATAGCCGGCATCGGCGTGGCGCTCAACGTTCTCGTACTGGTCAGGGTCTACAAGCTGCATACCCGCATCCGGGTCATCCCGCTCAAGCCGGGCGAGGCCTTGCAGGCATCAGCTCTTCTTCCGCTTGATCTTGGCGAAAACCCGGGTCTCGCAGGCAGTGGAAGCGCTGCACCAAGTGTAGTGACCGCTGTCGATCCTTCCGACGATGTCAGTGTGGGCGGCAATGCTGAGCACCGTCCTGGGCTCAAGCCGGTGGGGAAGCTCGGCGCGCTGCAGCAGGTCTGTAACCACTGCGGCTCGTGTCTTGGAACGACGGCCGGAATGGAAAGCCACCTCGGTGACGGTTACCGGGAGATAGCCAGTGTTGATGACCTCAACTGCGCCAGTCCACACGTCGTAGCTGGGCACGTAGATCATCACGAATCGTACCTTCAGCCGCACGGTGTCCTTCCGGATCAGCCAGACAGCGTTGAACACGCCGAGCGTAGCGCCCAGCACCGCAATCCCTAGCGTCAGCCAATTCGTCCATTCCATGGCCGAAGCATAGCTGCGGCCGCTCCAAACGCGAACACCCCTCGGAGAACCCTCATGGCCTTCGCTGCCTTCACCGCTTCCGGTCCCGTCACGGTCAAAGCCGTGCACGCCACAGATACCGTCGCCATCTCCTTCGGCACCGTCGAGATCAACCTCTCGCCCGCCGAATGGGCCGAGCTCGCCATGAAGGGCTCCAGCGCCGCGCTCGAACTGCGCGCCAACCACGTCCGCACCGGCATGCGCATCGGCCCCCTGCAGCTCGGCAACGCCGACCTGGTCGAGGTGCAGGCATGAGCGCCCAGAAGCACACCCCGGCCCCTTGGGAAATCAGCAGCGCCGGACACGGCAGCCTCTCCGGCCTCGTGATCGACGAGTACTTCGTCCTGAATCGTGCCGTTGCCGACGACGTGGCAATCGCCGCAGACATCATTGATCCGGCAACCGGCATGCCCAGCGAGGCCAACGCCCGCCTGATAGCCGCCGCGCCGGAGATGCTCTCCGCACTGCGCTCCAGCCGAGACGTGCTGGCCAGAGCAATCAAAGCGGCCGCGCCTGACCTGTTCGAGACCGACGAAGACGTAAACGAGCACCTGACGATCAAGCGGATGGATGCCGCCATCGCGCGCGCCATTGGCGGTGCCGCATGAGCGCCCCAATCGCACAAACACTGATGCTCCCGCGCGGGGAAGACGCCCTGCGCCCGGATGCCACCACGCCCAACGCTTTCACCGGCTTCGTCGTCGGCCCGTTCTTCTGCCACCACGTCTACAGCGATGACGAAACCACGCTGATGGGCAGCGGCCAGGAGACTGAAATTGGCGATTGGCAGGTAACCCACACCGCCAGCGGCGCATGCGTCGTACGCGGGCTGCGCACTGCCTTCCGCGCCATCTGGCTGTCCGAGCAGTTGTCCGCATTCCCCGGCTGCCACGAGACGACGTTCCAGCTCGTCGGTGAGCGCACGGCCGACGTGCAGGACCAGATCAAAGCTATTCGCGACGATGCGCGCTGGGGGCGTTGCGGGGGGCTTTGCAACTTCAGCTTCATCAAAGGAGTTACCGCATGAGCGTCACGACCGCCGACCAGTTCTACCGCGCCCAGTCCGTCCGCCGGCAGGCCATCGCATGCGGCTGGGATTCCCGCGCCGCCGTGGGCCAGCTGGTCCGCGCCGGGTACTCGAAGGATGTCCAGAACCGCATGGCAGCGCGCGCCCTCGCCGCCCGTCCTGCGCCGGGAGGCGATGCGGCATGAGCGCGATCGATTTCACCTTCGGCCTGATCGTCGGCTTCGCCGCTGGCGCCCTCGTCGCCAC